GGCGAAACATGGGAGCCATTGAAAGAAAGCGCACAGGCAATCTGGGATTGGCTGAAAGGCTTCTTTGACTGGTTCGGCGATAAAATCACCTGGGCTAAGAATCTGTGGAGCGGCGTAAAAAATTTCTTTGCCGGTGGAAATGGCGGTGATGTCGATGATTCTGATGGCGGGGACGGTCCTGATAAGAATTCGCCTGGTTTTAGAGGCATGGGAGGCGGAAAATCCTCTGGTGGCAGCGGCCGCACAAGCAATGGTAAATCACCGACAGGGACGCAGACTTCCTCTGGGAGCACTGCCACAAGTAGAAATGCTGCCAGTGCATTTATTTCGGGAGGAAGGCCGGTGTCTACAACAACGGCATCACAGCGGCCGATTGCTCAAACTACGAACACCAAAAACATCACTGTAAAACAGGAAAACCGACAAAGCTACACGTTCCAAGTGTCTGATCGCAATGCCGCATCCAAACTGCAGTCTACCGTGAGTTCGCAGTCCTCGCAATCTACGAAAGATTTGACGCATGCGCTTAATTACGGGAGGTGATGCCTGATGGAAGCGACACAGCCCGCACGCTTGGGAGATTTTGAATTCGATGCTATCATCAAACGCCCGGAAACATTGTCCAGCAAGATCCCGGACTACGCAACGGAAGAAGGGTATAGCGCCAGTGACCACATCTGTCTGGAAGCGGTGACGCTTGATGTCACAGCTGTGATTTCTAACGCGCCGATTACATGGGCGGACCGGCACCCGGCATCATCGAGCCGGGTACAGAGCGCTGTCGAGGAGTTGCGGCAGTTGTGGGAGAAAAGAACACCGATGACCTTTACGGCCGGCGGTGACAGCTATGAGAATGTCTGCATCGAGAGCGTGACGTTCCCCAAAGAGGAAAGTAACTGCGAACGTATTGAACTGAAATTGAAGCAGGTGTCTATCAATTCGACAGAAACTGCAAATATCAGCATAAAGTACGCTCGCGGAGGAACGTCTAAAAAGAATACCGGTGCGAGCCAGAAGAGCACCTCCACGGCAAAATCTTCCAGCAGCGGAAAAGCTTCTTCCCGCAGCAGTATTCTTTGTTCTGGGGCAAAAGCCATAGGATTGTTTAAGTGAGGTATAGGCGATGGATTTGGAATACTATGAAATCTCTGTGCCGGACCGAAACGATTCCATCATGCGCGTGAACCTCGATGAAGTGTACTACAATCTCCGGCTGACATGGAACGCATACGGTGGCTTTTGGATGCTCAGTATATATGACGCAGAAATGAATATTATCCTCGGCATGGCGCGGCTCGTGCCAGGGACGATTTGGAATTTCTACTATCAAACCCAAGGAGGTCCGCCGGGCGTTCTTGGTGTTGAAACGGAGCAGGAAACAATTGGCCGCAATGATTTTGTGGATGGAAAGGCAAAATTGTTATACCTTCCTGCAAAACAGCTTGGAGTGTAACAGATGGACATCTGGGATAGACAGTACCGAGTAAGAATCGGGAAAAATAATTCTGTTGGCCGCGAAATCGGAAAGCCTAACGAAAAAACGAAAAGGGTTATCCGATGTTCCTTTTCCTGTGAAATTGGCGATAGTTCAAGCTCTAATACAGGGAAAATCACACTTTGGAATCTGGCGGATGAAACCTTGCACCTTTTGGAGCAGGAAGATTGCCTGATTGAACTGCGTGCTGGATATGGCGATGACCTGCCTGTTATTATGGGCGGTTCTCTGACGTGTTTTGAAACCGAAACAAACAGCGCGGATCGACAGACCACAATTGAGTTTGTGGATAGCTTTACATCCGCACGAGATACAACGGTGAGCCTGAGTTATTCGGGTGTTGTGAACGGAGAAAAAATCGTCAGGGATGTTGCTCAAGAAATGGGGTGCGAAGTCAAACTTTCTCCCAAGGCTAAAATGATCGACTTTAAGAATTTTGCTTTTGTTGGCACAGGAAAGACGCTTATCGGGCGGCTGTGCGATAGAAGCAAGCTTCGCTGGAGCGTTCAAAACGGAATCGTTCAAATATGTGCTCTGGATGAACCTCTAACGATGGCGGCTTATGTCCTTTCGGCTGATTCCGGCATGATTGGTTCACCGAAGCCTTTCTTTGAATCCGCATCGACCAGTAGCAAATCTTCGACGAGCAAGAACGCGAGTTCTAATACGACCAAAAGAAAGGCCAAAAAAGGCATTGAAGTTACATATTGCCTAAATGGCCATATTCAGATTGACGATTATGTGAAAGTGGAATCCAGAGAGTACAAGGGGAACTACCGAGCGTCAAAAATCAGGTTCACCGGCGATACGGAGGGCGACGATTGGCAATGCGTTGGGCAGTTTGTGGAGGTGAAGTAGCGTGGATCAGGACTTCCGCGATGCAGTCGTGAGCATCATCGACCAGTACATGAGGGATAATATCCACACCTCGGCACCTGCTAAGGTCGGTAACGTGTCCGAAAACTTCACTGCTGAATTAACGCCGGATTTGAAAGTAACGACCGATGATGATAGGGAAGTACCCTACCCTAAAATTTCGGGCACGGCCATCCTGATGCCTACCGGAGCAGGCGGCACAATCGGGTTTGCATTTCCCGTGCATTCCGGGGATGGATGTGTGGCTATTTTCGGAGAGGGCGGCTCTGGAACAGACTTGAAGTGGGACTTATCCAATGCAACCTTGCTGCCGGGCTTGCCTGCATCGTCTAGCGAGCAGGTTAAGCGTGCCGGCAGTGAGGACGCAGCAGTTGTTTTTGCGCCGACTGCGACCATCACCGTCAAGAAAGACAGCATCGAGCTAAAGAAGAAAGATACTGTTGTCACGATGAAAGATGACTCTGTCACTGTAAAAAGGGGAGCGTCGGAAATCAAGGTGACCAACGGGAGCATTAAGTCGAAAAACGGAGGCACTTCGGTTGAGAAACTTCCTGCAAGCGTGAAAATTACCACAGCGACCGTTGATGTGACTGGCAATGTGAAAATAAAAGGAAATGTTCAGGTTCAGGGCAATGTGGATATTTCTGGAACGCTGACACTTGGCGGCATCGTGATGAATACGCATACTCATGCGGGTGTGCACGGGTTGACAGGAGGGCCGCAGTAATGGCATTGAAAGACCTTGCGCTTGCGGCTGATGGAGATTTGTTCATCAACGAAACCGGCGATTTTGAAATCATCGATGCCGTTCGGCAGGGTGTGCAAATTCGTCTGCGCTGGATAAAAGGAGAATGGGTGTTCAATACCGCTATGGGCACGCCTTACTTTGAAACAATCCTTGTGAAGGTTCCGAATCGAGCCTTAATCGAGAAGGCCCTGCGAGACCAAATCCTCGCCGTTGATGGCGTAACAGGGGTGGGCACCATCAACCTTATAAAGGATGCAAAGGCTAGAACGCTCCGAGCGTCTTTTACCGCGACCACCACTGAAGGAGAAATAGAAAGCGAGGTGGAGCTGTCCCATGTCGGACTACGGAGTGACAGATAAGGGCTTTCAAATGCGCCGACTGGATGAAATTTACACCGACATCTGCAAAAGGTTTAAAGACGAGGTTGGAGTTGACCCATCGGAGAACCCACAAAGCGTGATGAACGTCCTGTTTACAATTTTTGCGGATGCCCCGGCGGAACTCTGGGAGGCTTATGCTGCTGCATATCAGCAGCTTTTCCCCAATACGGCCTGCGGCGTTGCGTTAGATAACGTGATGCAGGTGGGCGGGGTGAGCCGCATTGGACAGGCCAAAACTAAGTATTTTATCTCTTGTACTGGCCAAGAGGGAACGGTCATTCCGGTTGGTGCTTTGATTCAGTCGAGCAGCCGACCGCAACGTACTTTTCAGGCGGTTAGCGCATCCATAATCTCCAGCGCAAACTGGAGAAAGCTGGCGATTCGTCCGATTGAAAGCATTGCAGGAACCTTTACGTTTGATTTTGGCGTTTCTCGCAATGCGACCAGTGGAGAAGTTGGAACCTATGCAGAAAGTTCCAGCATCACAAAGAAAATGACTGTGTCCTCGTATGACGATGCGTACTCGCAGATGCTTGCGGCCGTTCAGTCCTTTGATGCCTTGGGAAAGTTCGGCATCACTGTTTCGGACGAAACTGACGATCAAGGAGAGCATTCGATCGTTTTGACTGCATCGGGCGCTGCTGACAGCTTTTCGGCAACGTTGTGCAAGTACATTACGGTTACGGAAGTGACCAGCAATATCCAGTTTGAAAGCGCGGAATATGGTAGCTATGTGCTGGCTGATGGTGTTATCACACAGATTGTTACTACCGTGGACGGTTGGACAGCCTGCACCAATGATATCACGCCGACTAAGGGTCGGCTGACCCAGACGGATGCCGAAGCCAGAACAAGTTATACAAACCGAGTCGCAAGCCGCGGCACCGGCACGGTTGCGAGCATCGTTTCGCTTTTATACAGCGATGTGGAGGGCGTGACCTTTGCGGCTGGATACGAAAATTACAATGACACGACCGATGCGGCGGGCAGACCACCGCACAGCATTGAAATTGTGGTTCAGGGCGGCACTGACGAAGACGTGGCCAATATCATCTGGAAGAACAAGGCGGGTGGCATCCGTGCATACGGAAAGCATTATGCTTACGCTACCGATGTCAACGGCAATCGGCAGTATTTGGAATTCACTCGCGTGAATGACGTTTATCTACTGCTTTCTATTACGGTTACGAGTTCTGGCGGACTGGACGATGATTATGCGGCGAGAATCAAATCTTTGCTGATGGAGGAGAATCTTTCGGCGGGTGCAACGATTCGTTTGCAAAAATTCATTCGTCCCATTATGGAGAACGTGTCCGGTGTTGATTATATCGAAATCCGGGGCTTGCTGAGCGAAAAGCCTGAAATTGAGACGGTTGTCGATAGCTCTATGCTGACCGGCATAGTACCAGTTCAAATCAATCAGCAGCCCATCATTAGCATGAGCGGCATCCGGGTGGTGAAAGCATGATTGACGCTTACAAGGAAATGTATGGTAAGCTGCCAATGCAGTTTCAGCTGGAATCCTTTGAAGAAAGCAAACTGGGTGATTATATCTGCGACACCGTAGATGATCTGAAGGACCTACCTGAAGATTGTGAGATGGGGAGCATCGCCAGAATTATTGCCCCGCCTGCAATCTATCGAAAGAACTCGGACGGAAAATGGATTTTACAGTTCTCCAGCAAGGGGGTGTCCTAATGGGTTATGAAGTCCTAAAAGAAATGCCTCTCAGCGTTGAAAAAATGTCAAATTTGGACGGCATCATTTGGGCTGTTGCGCCGGAGTACGAAAATGCCTCTTTGTTCCTTGGGGGGCTGGAAAATCTGAACGATTTTGATAGCTGCACAGGCGTTTGGCTTGATCGGCTTGGACAACTAGTCTGTCTGACCCGTCAGCAGGCTGGAGCGATGATTGGAAGCCGAGAACTTGCAGACGATGATGATATTTATCGCGTTTGCCTGAAGTATAAGGCTTTTGTCAATTCCTGCCGCTGCACTCCGGATGAAATCATCGAAGCAACCCAAATTATTTTCGGTGCAACACAGGTGGTTTATAGCGAACGACGAGACACGCCGGCAACGATCTTCCTTTCAATTTCAGCACCGTTTTCCGATATGGTTATGTCTATTCTAGGAACGCATGACCTTATTGTGCGTCCTGCGGGCGTAAAGGTTCGCGTGGACTGCTCGACAGAGGATGCGGAAACTTTTGGCTTTGTGGATCTCAATCCGCGAGTTGCAGGTTTCGGCGAAGGAAAGTTTGCACAGTCCATCAATTAACTGGGGGTGATTTATTATGGCAGAAGGTCGCGCCGGGGCGCTTGAAGATTATGCAACTGCGGCGTTTTCTATGTCTGGCGTGAAGCAAGACATTTCGTTGGAGGATTGGAAAGGCGGCTGGGCTTCTATTGTCGGTGGTCTGAACGGAAAACCGACAAGCCAGCAGTTCAACATGGTCACGTATATTTTGAGTGCCTTGCTGAATCAGGCTATTTCTGACCTGTCTACTGTCAAGAGGACGGCAAACAGCGCAATGCCTAAGAGCGATTTTACGGCGAAGCAGATTGTGTCCCTGCTGGCAGCATACGGGCTGATGAAAGGTTGCGATGCTGATACGGTTGATGGTAAGCACGCGAATGCTTTCGCACCATCTACGCATGAGCATTCGGCAAGCCAGATCACAAGCGGAAACCTTCCGATTGAACGCGGCGGTACGGGTTCTGGCACCGCCGCTGATGCCTGCAAAAACCTTGGCGCAATGCGCAATGCGGGCGGCACTTTCACCGGAACGGTATATTTTGCAAACGGCACGGTACATTATGTGACATCCGCAGGTGATGCACACTTTAAGTCTTTGGCAGCGTCGGGTGATATTTCCGCGCAGCGTGTCTACGATGCGGTTTACAACGACTATGCGGAGCTCATGCCGCGTGGCGAGCAGACCGAACCCGGTGATATTATCGCTCTGGATACTGGGAGCCAGACGGAACGGTATATCAAGGCCACGAACCTATCTGGCCGTATCGCAGGAATTCACACGGATGAGTACGCTATGCTCATTGGCGGAAATAAAGTAGCTGAAGGGCAGGATTTCCTTGAGGAAAACCTGCCCGATTTTATTCCGGTGTCCTTAGCAGGACGTGTTCACACGAAAGTGGTTGGACCTGTCCATACGGGCGATTACATCGTTCTGTCCAGCACGCCCGGCGTTGGTCGTGCGGTTGGCTCGTGCGAATCGTACCCGGCAAACAAAATTGTGGGATACGCCTGCGAGGGCGATAACCGAACGGATCTGCGGCTTGTGAAGGTGAGAGTAGGTGGTGTGTGATGGCTCAAAGAAGCACAAAGGTTTACTCGGCCGACTACACAGAACTTAAAAAACAGCTGGATGCTGAACTTAATCGTCGCGGAAAAAGTGAGGGCACAGCCCAAGGACAGAGCGTTGGAAGTATGTCTGCATACATACAGGCCTATACGACATCGCCGGGAACTGGGCGGCAGATCATCAATGAGCACATCCAGAAAATCACACAGCCGCTTTCAGCTATCACAGGAAGTTCCATCACCCCGGCAAGCGGGAGCAAAGTTGCAGCAGATATTTTGACACAGGCCGCTGTGGTTCTCAGCCAGCTTAGTGCGATCCCAGAAACATCGGCATCCAGCGGATGCGCTGGTGCCTGCTCAGGGCTTTGTACTACCGGCTGTTATTCTGCCTGCTCCAGCTGTACCGGTTCATGTACGGGCGGTTGTACCGGCTCGTGCACAAAAAGCTGTGCCGATGATTGCACTGGTTCTTGCACCGGCTCTTGCGTGAGTACTTGCACAGGAACCTGCACCGGGTCTTGCACTAAGTCGTGCGCCAATGATTGTGCCAGCACCTGCACAGGAACCTGCACCGGGTCTTGCACTGGCACCTGCACAGGAACCTGTACACAATCGTGCGCCAATGACTGTGCAGGGAGCTGCACGGGTACTTGTACAAGCACTTGTACAAGTACCTGCACTGGTTCCTGCACAGGTGGATGCAATACAACTTGTACCAAAAACTGTGCAAACAATTGTTCCGGAGGGTGTTCTGGGTCATGTTCTGGAGGATGCGACGGGAGTTGCGATGGGTGTTCTAGCACATGCGAAGGCGGATGCAGCGAGAATTGCAAAGATGACTGCTCGTCCCAGTGCGTATCATCTTGCAAGTCAAACTGTGCAAAAGACTGCGGTGGAACGTGCCAGCTTTCATGCGTTCTTAGTTGTGGCAAATCTTGCAATAACACTTGCAATAACACCTGCGGAACAACTTGCGGGGAGTATTGTAAAACTGCCTGCGACACCGCTTGTACCAGCTGCACTGCCACCTGCGCAGATAACTGCGAGGGTACATGCAGCGGAGGTTGTACTAGTTGCTCTGGCTTTCTTTGGTCCAAGAATTAAGGATAGGGGGAATAGTAAATGGAAGCCGTTCTTCATTTCGCACATAATGCTGACTCTGAGGCGGAGGTATCATATCTCAGAAACCTGCCAATCTTGAAGGTTCTCCAGCAGGAAAACGTAGAAGTGACAGATTGGAATGAGCTTCTTGCTTCTGCTCCGAGCGGTGAAGACAGCCTGTTCTGGTGCCTTGGCTATGCTGGCACTCTTTGCGCTCTTGATGCTACCGATTTTGACAGCTGGTTCATCTACTGCCTTACGGTTGTGGATTCGGCACTGGAAGCTTGCAAAATTGACAATGCGTCCAATGAGCGCAAAAATCTGCTGGCGCTCGGTCTGGCGGCGCGAACATTCAACTTTGCTGCAAATCCTGTCACAAAGCAGCTAAAATGCGGAGATACGCTGCGGAGCACCGGGGAATATGTCTGCTCCGAGGATGCGGATATCTTTGCTATGTGGTACGTCCTCCGCACGCTTACTGACTACTTGCGCTTGGACTTCAACAACAATCTTCGCGCACTAACTTCTGCGCTTGGAACGATGAACAAGATCCGCGCACGTTACACGCAGATTGTGGAAAGACTTCCCAAGATGGACGCTTGCTGAGAAAGGAGCAAACTGTGAAAGTTATCGCGTTGAAACCAGAAGAAAGCGAAACCTTGGAACGGGCTTTCTATGAAGCGGACTCCTACGAGAGGCTTATTTCCGTCCTTGGCCGGCATCTGAATGCGGAAGCAAGTGCCGACGCCAAGGACATCATCATGCACTATGCGGAACCGTGCCGCGCATCTCAGATGAAGCTCAAAATGGTGCAGGATAAGATTATTTCTCGCTATACGGAGCATGAGGATGAAATTAAAAGATTCTGGTTCGATATTGCCCGAGGGGAGGTACATCTCCTTGACCCGTAAAAGACACGAAGACTACTCCAACATGGTACAACGGTTATACGCGGGCGATGATATTTCTGTAAATCACGCGCTCTGCAGAAATATCACCTTTCAAGTAACAAGCGGGTGCAATCTGCGGTGTTCATATTGCTATGAGCACCACAAAGGCGCTGAGCACATGAGTATCGAAACGGGTCGAAAGATCGTGGACTATCTGCTTGATCTGTATGAACAGGGCGACTCCGACTTCATCAACCGCAACACCAGAGCTGTTGTCCTTGATTTCATCGGTGGTGAACCCCTGCTGGAAGCGTCCTTGATTGAAAAAATCTGTGATTATTGGTTTGCGGAATGCTGGCGGCGCAAAATTCCTCTGGCGCCATTTACCAGAATATCCTTTGCTACGAATGGAAAGCTCTGGTTCAGCCCTGAAGCGCGGCACCTTTTTGACAAGTACCACGAAATGATGTCTGTGACCATCAGCATTGATGGCGTTCAAGAGCTGCACGATAAGTACAGAGTGGACGAGCACGGAGTCGGTAGTTTTTCTCTGGCATGGAGCGCATTTCAGGATGCGAAGCACAGATTTGGCTGGCTAAACTCAAAGATGACCTTTGTGCCGGGATCTTTCCGGTATATCGCAGACAGCATCAAGATGATGCTGGACGAAGGGTGTACCGATATTGCGTGCAACTACGCATACGAGCCTGTTTACACGCCTGCAGACGGTCGGACCTTGTATGAGCAGATGAAGACTGTTTCTGACCACATCGTTTCCAAGCAGCTTGATGTTTCCATCACCATGTTAGATAGCATCCTCGGTGGTAAAACCACAAGCGACACCAATTTTTGCGGTGGAACGGGAGCGATGATGTCATTTGCTCCTGATGGATCTGCGTACCCCTGCATCCGGTATGCACCTATCAGTATTGGTGAGGAAAAGTCGAAGAAAGTTCGTTTCGGCAGCGTCTATGACGGTCTGTACACCACAGATGCTCAGCGCAGGGCAAAAGCAGAGCTCGATGCCATCACCCTCACATCGCAGTCTGAGCAGAAGTGCATTGACTGCCCTGTATCTGCTGGCTGTGGTTGGTGTTCTGGCTTGAACTACGAGATGTATGGAACAGCCAATAAACGCTTTACGGGCATCTGCTGGGCTCATAAAGCCCGTGTGCTTGCAAGCGCGTACTATCACAACCGGCGGTACATCGTAATAGGGGATTGCCTTCCTATCAAGGCCGCACTGTCCGAGGCTGACGCGCTCGAGATACTTCCTGCCGCTGACTATGAAGAGTTTCTTGAAATCGAAAGAGCAGCCCTTCTGAAATTCGCTGATGAAAACGGAATCAGCTGAAAGGAGAATATATGGCGATTCTGATTGCAAGTACCCTGCTGGAAACTGAGACCGAAGCGTGGTACTCATTCTATGTGGACACGATGGAAGATGTCAAAGGACTGCCTACGAGCAAAAGCACAGGTTCATCGTACAAGGTCAAGAAATTCGCAAAGCCGGCCAGTCAGGCATACTGCATCGAAATGGCAGCGCAGTACGTTTTGGATGGAGCTGATGAATGGCGGTTGCTTTACGCGATCCGCGATGATGTGGCAGATGCAATTCTGAAAAACGTCGAAGAAATCAAGCGGCTGGTAGCCAATACAAGCGCTTCAGAGCAGGCCGCAGCGCAGAGTGCATCTGCCGCGAATGCCAGCGCAATCGCGGCCAGTAAGTCCGAAAGAATCTCCACGGAAAATGCGTCTTCTGCGGCGGCAAGCGAGCGTGCATCGAGGGATAGCGCGGCAGACGCTCGAACATCCGAAGGAAATGCGCTGAACTACATGAACCGGACAGCGGACATTGCCAATCAGGTGGCGGGATCGGCGGCGTCTATCAATTTTGCATTCGGACCGGATGCCGATGGCCGTTTCTCCTTTTTTGTCCGCAGGAGCAGTTAAAATCACGGATTCCGTGATTTTCTAACAAAAATCAGATTTACAGATGTTGCATGGCTATAATCTGGAAAGGAGTTTCTATGTTCAAAGTTATGCAGCAGTATGGCACCGCAGCCCAGCCGGCCACGGTGTACTACTGCGACGATGAAGCAGATCTGCAGAATATCAAATCTGCACCGATGGGGGCGCAAGCACTGGTTATCCACACAGGCAATATCTACATAGCCGATTCTACCGGGAAGTTCTACCCGATGTAAGGATGGTGGCGTATGATTGATATTTTGACCTACGCAATCGCTCGCAGGAAATCAGCAGCAAAATTGGATGAACTGTATAGTCAGACAAAAGCTGTTGCGGATGCGGCGAAAGATAGTGCAGAGACCAGCAAGGCCGCTGCCGAGACATCGAAGGATCTGCTGAACAAGACGACAGCTGCGGCCCAGCAGGCTGCAGCAAGCGCTGCTTCTGCAAGCTATGCACTTGGCCCGGACGAGAGCGGCCGACTGTCGTTTTTCATCAAGAAAAGCACCTAAAAGGGGGTATAAGAAATGGGTGACACATGGGAACTTATCAATCATCCTATGAGCGATGAAACCGGTCTGGAACTGGCCGCTCAGATGAAACGCCAAAATGACATTTTGGCAGGCATTGCTGCTGGTACTGCCGGCGCAGAATTCGTGGATGCAACATTCCGCGGTCTGCTGGATGGCAAAAATACCACAGAAATCTTCTGGAGCTGGTGGCCGCTGTCTGCCGGTGATGGCGTGACGAAGTATCAGCGCCTGGAACGCTTTGCGAAAATGCTCGCAGAGAGCGCTCGCAGCAAAACCTACACCGTTCGCTTCTACAGTGATGATGTGAGTGGTGATTACACCGGCACCCCGCTGGATGATCTGGCAGACGGGCGTGAAGCGGCTCCGCTTCTGACTGACGCCAGCCCGGAAACCGCAGACTGGTCGGAAGAGGATCCTTTCACATGGTACATTCGCGCCAATGCGTTGTCCTTGGAAGATGGCACCATGAACGTGCTGGCAGTTGAGGGTGAAACCGGGTTTGACCTTTCCGGCGAAACCGCACCCGTTTACTGCTTCGCTCTGTCCTTGATGCTGAAGGAGTGGGAGGATGGCACCTACATCTATAACAGCTGGCGCACCTTCTCCGGTGGCGGTTATGAACCTATGGCTGGTGATGTAGCCCCGGATAAGAGCCGCCGCTGGCTAACATGGCATCCTGCTTTCTACGGCGGTAAAAATTCCAAGGGCGGCATGACCAGCGGTGCTGGACTGCCCCCGATGCCGTGGACAAGCGCCAACGCCGCTATCCCTCTGGCTCGTAAAATCACTGCTTATGATGCCCTGTGGACTGACTGCGACCAGCAGTATGTTTTGGCTCAGTGGCGGCTGCGCCATTGGACGCTGAGCAACAGCGGAAAACTGGAGGGCTGCACGGCCTACTATTCCCAGTACACCCTCGCTGCGGCAGAAACCAGCGTAAAGCGTGTGCTTGTGACGAAAGCACAGGGGGCAAATTTCCTCGTGGGCTCTGCTGTGTGTATGGGTGAGCGTGGCGAGAATACAGGGACAGACCGCAACGCGGACTACAATCACAATATCTTCAGCTGGGCAAAGATTTCCAGCATTACCAATGTGACCGTGAACGACACCGAGTATGCGGCTTTGAACCTTGAACTGGACGCTCCCATCAACACTACGACCACGATGCTGGTATCTACTATGCCGTGGGAGTCCGGCACGACAGAGTGCGTGCCGGGTCATAGCGATGGATGCCGCGGGAGTCTGACCAACGGCAAATATCCGTATCGCGTGGCTGGAATCGAGATGCAGATTGGTGCCTACATCGAGCAGCTTGACCCTCTGTGGAAGGCCAGCATTGTGGATGATGACCACTGGCACTATGACGTGTTCTCCTGCAAGAGTGGAGAAAAGCAGGTCGGTTCTATTTCTTCTGACTATGCCCAGACTGGCTCCTTCGACCTGAACGACAAGGTGGCTTGGTCGTGGCACTATATCCGTAAGCTGGGCAAGTTGGGCGCGGAAGCCATGATGTATGAAAAGTTCAATGGCAGCGGTTCAACCTATGTACGGGCTGCGTTTAATTCGCCCGGTTCGGCTGGCCTGTGCGCCCCGTGGCGCGGTGGCGACCTTGGTTACGGTGCTGCCTGCGGCCTGCCTTGCGCGCGTGGCAACAATTCCCCGGCGTCCTCGTACTGGAGCGGCGTGCCCCGGCTTGCTGGCTCGGGCAAAAAGAGAGGGTGAATATGTGCCGTAGGCACATAGAGGGGGTGTAACCCCCTAATCCCCGTTCACGTTTCCCAGCTTGCGCCGATGGTTTACCATCGGCGCAAGCCGATTATTTTATGGAGCAATGAAGCGGCGTGTGGCTGCGTTTAATTCGCCCAGTTCGGCTGGCCTGTACGCCCCGTGGCGCGGTGGCAACCTTGATGACGGTGCTAACTGCGGCCTGCCTTGCGCGAATGGCAACAATTCCCCGGCGAACTCGAACTGGAACGGCGTGCCCCGGAATGCTGATGATAAATAGCCCTCAAAAGGGCATAAGCGTTTCATTGCGCCTGTGGCTTGACCACTAAGATCATGTTATACCGACACCATGCAGCTGAGCGTTTCGAGATATACGGACGCATTGGTGAGAGCGTGGCCGCAGTTTTTGGGACTGCGTGGCGGTGAGTAGTAGAAATCCGTTTTGCCTGATTTAAGGCCTGAAGCGGCAACCGAAATCCGTTGAACATCAGCAAGTTTGGAGGCTTTAAGGATATGAAAACAAAGAGGTACTTGTCGCTCAATCATGAAATGTGCGAGCGTGCTGTCCTTGAAGCTTTTGATAAGAAATGGTTCCGCCGGGATTACCTCGCTACGGTGGAAAAATATGGAGGTGTAAGCCGTGCACAACTATCGAGCGCCGCCCGCGTAAACGACTGGAACCCGCGTTTAGAAGCCGTAAATGGGATTGCTCTTGAAATGGAGCAACGGATAGAAGATTTGTTGGACGGAGAAACAGACGACCTTGATCTTGACCCTGTGAGCGTGTTCTACAGAATTGATGGAATCAGCATGAAACGGCGGGAATTGTCTAACTGCTGTCCAATGCACCAAGCTTTTGGGCATTTGGCGGTACTTGGACTTCGCCCGTTGCTTCAGGCAAAACTGTTGCCGTATCAATTTGCCAGTATTCCCGGCAAGGGACAAATCGCTTTGAAGCGTCAAGTCGAGCGTTGGCTTCGCAGAAAAAGTCTTGGCATACAGTATGCAATAAAGCTGGATGTGCAGGGGGCATACGCCCACACAAAACAGGAACTTGTGATGAAGATCCTGCAGAAAGAAATCCCGGGAGCAACATGGCTTCTGGCTGTTGTCAAATGTCTTTTAGCAATGGCTCCGGGTGAGGGATTGCTTATCGGCGGCTATCTTGAAGCGTGGCTTTTTAACCTTGTTGCCAGCTATATGCTGGTCAAGGTCATGAGTTATGCAAAGATTCGCCGTGGAGCATCCACGCGATTCGTGATCCGCAGCGGTAGCTATATGGATGACCTTGTTTTGTTTGGCCGACGATGGGCTGACATACAGAGTGCAGCCCGAAAATTGACTAAGTGGGCGCTGACCGAACTGGGATTGACAATAAAAAACGAGTGGGTTCGTGTGGACTTCCTTAGCGCCGCTGAAGAGCATCAACGCAGACACCTAACGGGAGCGGCAAAAGGATGCCCGGGTTTGGATATGGCTGGCTATGTGATGCACCGTACCTACACCACGATACGCCCCCGAATTTTTCTGAGGGCTCGGCGGCAGTACATTCGAGCCAGGGCTGATGTTTCACGAAATGGATATGTGCCGGTCTGGCGGTCATACAAGCTGGTCAGCTATAACGGCTATTTTGACTGGACAAAATCTCGTGCAATCAGCGAAGCCCTAAAACAGAAAAAGCTGTTCACGGCCGCAAAAGTAGCAATCCGCGTAACGACACAAAGAAATGCAATGAAGAAAGTGAGGATAGCAGCATGATTTTTACCGAGAACCTTGACCATAATCCGCAGGCGGTAACGCTGGAAAAACTGCCGGACGGTACGGCTTGGCTGTACCTGCGTAAGGACGCTCATGAGGTACGAACCGAGGCTCCCGAAGGAGAGCAGGGCGGTACTTCGTGGGAGTGCACCACGGCTCTTTGCAAGTTGGGTTCCGATTATGCAGAGGAAACCGTGGAAAGCATCACGGCGGCGGCTGATGATTGGTGGGTCTATGCAGAAGCATGGACGACCGCTGATGAAGCTGCGCCCTCTCTGGAAGAGCGTGTGAGCGTGCTGGAAACTCTGTTTATGGGAGGTGAGCTGTAATGGGCAAGGAACAGTTTTATCGCACTATGTACCGCATGAAGAAGATCACCGCTGCAGGCGTGTGGGAAAAGGTTGACGAGGGCGAGTTGACCAAGGCGCAGGCCTTGCGTATCTGCGGTCCGCGACCGAAGGAATCCTGATGGAAGGTGCTTTTATTTGAGCCGAGAACAAAAGCTCGAAGTTCTGTTAGCATCGGCGGTTCATCTTCTGGATTGCTGGGAGGACATTTCAGCTGAAACAGGAGAAGAGCCTGAAAATTATGGTGAGCAGAGAGCAATCCTGCAAGCCGAATACGATGCTATAAAGTGTTGAGAGAAGCCGTGCTGATGGTCAGCGCGGCTTTTTTGTTTGGAATAGAGGTGGATTTTTTGATTTCTCCGTATAAGGGCACTTTCAGAGTGTCGCAGGCATACCGAAACCTGCGAGCAAACGGTACATATCACCAAGGATATGATCTCGTGGGCATTGGAGACAAAAGCATCTATTGCCCGGTTTACGGTACGGTTATTCGTGCTGGATGGGAGTGTGCAACGCTTCCGAAGAAAGGTTTTGGCCAACGTGTTGTGGTTCGTATCGGCAGCACTGCCTACTATATGTATTTTGGGCATCTGTCCAAAATCAACGTGGCCGTTGGGCAGAAGCTGAAACCGGGAGATCTGATTGGTGTTGAGGGCAGCACCGGCCACAGCACCGGAAGTCACCTGCATTGGGAAATTCGCATCAACGATATTTCTACTGGGTATGTATCGGTGCATCAGTACGCAGGCATCCCGAATGTGGCAGGCTCTACTGCATACACGTCCAACTGGGTCGCAGAACTTTTCGGACCCAGCAACCTGAAAAAGTCCACCAGCGGCTTCCCGCAGCGCTTGTACAATTCGGTGCTGCAGGGTGCACTGGGAATCGACAAGGACGGTATCTTCGGGGCGAATACCGAAAAAACAGTCAAGGAGTTCCAGAGTGCTCACGGTCTGACAGCTGATGGCATTGCTGGAGCAAAGACAAAGGTGGCTCTCGCTAAGCTGTTTTGAGAGAAAGGGGTTATAATCTATGAGCGTTATGAATATTGTTACCGCCTGTATCGTGATTCTGATTATGGCAGTTCTGTCCGTCGTGGCGATTCGCTTCGGCTATAAGGCGCTTCTGATCGAGTGGGCAATCGATGCTATCTCCAAAGCGGAGAAGGAGTTCGTTGGTACCAAACTGGGCGAGGCGCGCCTTGCGGTTGTTGTGTCTTGGCTGCGCGAAAAGGTGCCTGCACCGATTCGCTTCCTTGTGACGGACGACTTAATTCGCAAAGCAGTTCAGACATCGTTTAACGCTGCAAAGTCTGGGCTGGAGGTGCTGAAGAATGCTTAAGCGGCTTGTGAATTGGCTCTTGGATCGTCTTCCCGTAACGAGATGGATCGAATTGCTGACACAGCCGGAGGACTGAAAGGAGGATGTAGGTGCTTGCAGAGACAGCTGAAACAGTCACTGTCGCCGTTCCGGCGTGGCTTTTAGCGGTAGTTGCTTTTCTTGGAACACTTCTGGGTGGAGCGATTAGTTTTGCTGTGAATCAAATCCTTATCAAGGGAGCTGCTGATCGTGCCGCAAAGAAACGCGAAAAGGACGATGAGCAGCGCCGAGAACGGTATATTTTGCAGATGGACAGCCGAAAGGCTACATTTGACCTGCTATCCTGCATTTGTGCCGGCATTGAGCGAATGGAGACCGAAACGGGTCAGATTTATTGGAATGGAGAACTGAAAAGAAGCCTTGCACATCTGGAAGGTGTGGATGAGCGATATAGGGAATCCGACCAACGCCAGCTTG